CAATTCGTAGAAGAAGAACTAGCAGAAAGAATAAGTGAAGCTGTCCGCAAGGGCGTAGACTTTGGTATGTCTTAATGATTAACTTACCTGATAAAATAAAAAATGACCTCTCAGGGAATCTAACCACCGCTGAATATCTTGTAGCGATAAAAACAGACCCAGTTATATATATCAGTACAACTAAGCAGATGTTCCAATCTACAGATGGTACTGAAGGATATGGTGGTAATTTATTACAAGATAGTGGATTTAATGCAAATAACATATGGGAACTTTCAGGAGATGCAATTATAGAAGATGGGGTTGGTAAGTTTCTAGGGCTTGGTCAATATTCACATTTTAAGATTCCTAACTTACTAGAATTAGGAGAAGAATATAGAATAAAAATTAATTGTATTGAAAAAGAAGAACCATCAACTATAAGAATAAGTCAATGGGAAGTAGCGGGTGACCCAACTTATGAGGTTGTCCCTGAGAATCAAACTGGAGTTTGGAGTAAAACTTTCATTCCTGATGTCACAGAGGATTTAAAAATATATGTAGGTGATGGAACTAGTAATTGGGATAAGTACGCAACTATAGATAATGTAATTTTGCAAAAACTAGGAATACAACCAGTCTACTACGAGGACTTAGACCTTAAAGTATCTAATATAAAAGAGAAAATAGACCTAAAAACAAAGAAAATACAATTATCTAGTATGAGCCTTAGTTTTAATAATTTCCCTGTAAATGATGTGCGTTTATCAGATAGAATGGGAAATGGTTTAGGCAAAGAGATTAGCGTATATTTAAAAACAGCAAGTTGTGAGTCTATAGAAGATTGTGTTAAAGTTGCGGATTTAAAAATAAATAGATACAGCCACGATAAAAATACAGTAAAGATTGGTGCAGATGATAAGTGGTTAGAGTCATTTTATATAGACTTACCAAGAACTTTACTAGAGAAAGATGTAAATACATTTGAAGCATACAATTTAAAGCCTGTGCCTATCTTGTATGGTCATTTAGAAAACGCACCTGCACTTCCATACTATAGCGATTCAGAAGATTATTCATATTTAACTGATGGGGTCAAGGTTTTACCTGACTCATCTTATTTAGGTGGAGGTTCTGAGATACAAGGTATAAAGCAATGGAATAGTGCAGACGGTAGTGGTGTCCGAAGGGATTTAGAGCAAATGGATGACCCTAATGTCCTTAAAATAAAATTAAGCGATTCGTTGTTAGCTAGTGTACCTATAAAGCCATATATAAACACAGTTGATGCTATAAAAGAACTACACAAGCACGCACAATACCTTACTTTAGGTGACCATATTAAGATAAATATCCCAAGTGCAGACCCGACTGTAGAGTTTGGTGAATTTGATGATGACATAGGTTTAACAGGTTTGTGGTGTTCATCGCTATCAAAAATGACTAATAAAAAAATATCTGTATATACTATTGGAAGTATTGGAAATTGGATAGAGCACAATGATATTATTGCTGACGAAATGACTATGAAAGGTATAACGACTGGTTATTCAGCTACTACTGAAAATATTCCTAATTGGTGGGAAGATTTACTAGGAATTCCTGATTGGAATGATGTTGCTTCCTTTTACAAGATTGGAATATTTGATTTAGAGTTTGAGCAAATTAGCGGAATGGATGTATATGAAAATGAGGTCGGAGATGAGCTTCCGACAGATGTGCAATTTTTAGGCAATGGTTATGTTGAGTGTTTTAACTATAATACTACTATTGAGGACATTGGTTTTTCCTTTTTTGCAAGTTTTGGTCTTTATGCTATATATTCACCATATCAATATGACCCACTCATGTCATCAATAAACAACAGAAGCTACTCACTTGCAACTCCAAGCAAATGGGATTTTACTGGTCTATTTGAATTGGATGTACTTGCACTTTCTAATTTAATCAATAGGAATGAATTTAAAGTTGGTGGCGTAGCTTCAGGTGAAACATCTTCCCCAAGAAACTACATATCAAGTTTTAATTCTCGTTTTTTAGGAGATGGTAATGAACCAAATACATTTCGCAGTAGGCAAGAAGGATTATATCAGATATTAAATTCAAATAATGTTGCATTATATTACACTTATCGTGAAGATACTTTTCCTTTGGGCATATTTCCAAGCAATGCGGAATCCACACCATCACACAGCGTTGATGTTAAAACTGATTGGTCTGATGTTAAACTTAGAAAGTATTGGAAAAATAAAGACATATTTGAAAAAGATTTTTTTGTAAATGCTAAAGGTAGAGTAAATGGTACTCTAGGTAATTCTAAGCAAATAAATGCAGAAATAGCTGTTTGGTATGAAAGCATAGATGCTCCTGATGATTATACTACTCACGAGAACAAGCATCTTATAGAACTATATAAATCCTTGACAGACAGTAGTATGAAGTATAAAAATATTGGTGGGGAAGTTCATGAAATGGTTTTAAGGTCAAGAAATCCTGACGGAACTTACAATTATGCTTTTGATTTTGATGTGAATAATTTTTATGCTACAACAGATATATCTAATAGTTCAGGATTTAATATAAATCCATACCCACACTTTGAATCAATAGGTAGTGTGGTGCATTACTACGGTTGGATTTTTGAAATAACCGCAAAAATATTTGGGGATTTTTATAGCGAAGTAGAATCAGGTCAAAATAATATGTATATGGGTGGCGTTGAATTAGGATATGCAAAAAAAAATACAATTAATGGAACATTAGTGGATTTTGGAGGCTTCACAAGAGAACCAGACGAAGATAGCGATGGAAATAAATTATTCAACGGTGTAAATAAGTCTTATTATTCAGCAGGTGATGCGTTAGCTACAATATCAGGATACACAAGGCTCGCTTGGTTTAAAGATGAAGAAGATGATGCACCTAATCTACTAGAAAACCCTGAAGATATTATAGGTAATCTCATTAATACAGAGATGAACGCAGGTTCGGTTGTAATGCCTGCGCAAGAAACCAATATGAAGTTTGGATTCTCGATTAACGAGCAAGAAAGCTCTAAAGACATTATAGAGAATATATGCAGCCAATCTAATCTATTTTTCAGGTATAGTCCTAGAGATGGACAAGCTATTATAGATACTATAAAGCGTTCTTATTCAAATGGCGATGTAGATAAAACTATTGCAACAGATAGAATACTTAAATATTCGTTCGGTAAAACAAAGATTGATGATTTGTGTTTTGGTGGATGCACAGTTAAGTGGGGATATGATTATGGAAAAGAAGAACTAGCAAACATTACAGAATCTAAAGCTGTGTCTAGTGATTTTATTGACCAATATCTAGCTGAGTACGGAGTAGAGGACTCAGAGAAATATAAATTAGAAATAGAAGCACCATACATAAACAATCTTGCAACTGCTGAAAAGTTTAGAGATTTTATGTTTCATTTTTACAAGAACACGCATCTTACAATTAAAGCAACGCTACCAATACAAGAGGGCATAGAATTAGAGGTCGGAGATATTATAGACTTTGATAATGATATAGGAGGTTTAAAGCCTTATGGAAGTTCTATATTGAATAAATATACTTTAATAGACCAAGACATTTATCCTTATTTTTTAATTACTAGCGTTTCTAAAACATTAGACAAGGTAGATATAGAAGTTATACAGTTGCATAATTTAATTGGTGTACCAATAGTAGAGGAAGATAATATAGATGATGATACAGGTGATGATACAGGTGATGATGTTCAGCCTGACCCTCAAGCCCCAGTTGCACATTTTGAAGGATATGCTTATGACAACAATGGTGAGAGTGCTGCCTTTCTTTATACTTATGGTGGTTATATAGTTTTTGACCCCTCTACAAGCTATGACGATGATGGTGAAATAGTAGAGAACGAGTGGGTATTAAGTGTCAAAAAAGATGGAGTTGTGGTACAAAATGGTGATGAAGATTATCCTATTGAATTATTAGAGCAAGTAGAAAATCACAATCAATCAAGTTCACTTTTAGAGCCTTTAACAATAACTCCACTCCCACATCACGCAGGACTTTCTATTGGACTAGAATTAATAGTAACTGACGATGATGGTATGACTGGTTCTATTGGTGGAGGTCAAACAGCAATAATGATACTTGCAGGGCTAGACCCTGATGCTTTACCTAATGAAGATGAAGATTATGATTTTGTTGCAGGTGATGTCAATAATGATGGAGTGATGGACATCCTAGACATCGTAGCAGTTACACAAAATGTTTTGGGAAATACGGAGTTTACAGAAGATGAAGAAAGAAGGGCTGATATAAATGGAGATGGAATAATAGATATTTTAGATATAATATTTATGATGAATATTGTAATGGGAGAAGATTAATATGCCTGACATACAGCCACAAATTGACAAAGACTCTACATTGCAGCGTGTAATTTTAAGAATTACAAAAGATGGTATCGTTCTTGAGTCTGTAGGAAGGGTTGCTGTTTTAAAGATAGATTATAGCGGAGAATTAAAAGCAGATGTGGTAGGCAGAAATGTGGTTGGAGTAAATAGAGATACCATGATTATATGTTTCGTAGATAAAGTACATACTCCATTTATGAAAATTATAGGAAGGTATGAATTTAAAAGAGTAACAGCATATTCTTTTGATGGAAAAGCAAGAAATGTGACAATAATTTCAGAGGATGATAAAGTACAAACAATGAGAACAGAGTGGGACACATCTGATAGTAAATATGAATATTTAAATTACGCTTATGATGGTAAAAGAGTAAGAAAAACTAGCGTAACATACTTTGATGGAAATAAAGAAGTTACAGTAAACGATAAAGGTAAAAGAATTAGGAGTAAATAATGGCTGACGAAAGTTATGGTTCAGTAGGGACACCAAGAATATATGTAGATTATGTGCAGTATGCGAAAGCCATTGGAATGGTTAAATTTTATTATGGTAAGCACTTCATGAATGTTGATGGGACTTATGCAGATGCGTGGGATTTTAATCCTACTAAGACTATTAAATATCAAGCACATGGAACTAGCGGCTATCCAAGAATTGGAGTGGTGTTCAACAACTCAGATATAGAGCCACCGCCAAACTTTTATTATCAAGGTGGTACTATCGCCCAATGGACAACACCCACAGCAGAGTCTACTAGAGATATGCAATTTAGAAACTTGCTTAGTACAATAAATTATGGCGGAGTTTTAAATCATGATTTGGGTACTTTTTTTGATAATGCTAATGGAGCAGGTACTCAAGCGTATAGAAGCATCTCGTTTGGAACAACATCAGGTCATGCAAACGACACGCAAATATTAGGTCAACTTGATAGCATTAATGATGTGGGTTGCACATTATTTAAACATAATTATTTTTCTCTAAGCAATTATGGGGAATATTCAGTACAAGACCAACCAAGACTTTTTGAGGGGCTTTATTTGCAGTTAAAAAGTGCTGATTCTAATCAAGACAATTCATTTGGTGGCTCTAGCTTTCAACCAATTTTAAACTTAGGAGCATTAACAATAGGTCGCTCTTTCGACTTACCACACTCAGCTAACTTGTCACTTAATCAAACAATAAGTTATGATGGTGTACAAAGCAAAAGAACTATAGGTGGAAGTGATTTGACACAAGTTAATTATTTAAGACCTAAATGGGGTGATTTAGCACCTTGGACTAATGTAGACTTAGATACAACAACTGTAAATGACAACGATTTTAGCACCGCAGGATTTCAAGGTAGAAGAAGTTGGGACTTATCGTTTAGCTATATATCTAAAGAAGATATGTTCCCTCGTTCATATTCAAATAATACAGCAGGGTACTATGATTATGATGACACTCTTGCTTTTGATGATGGAGATAACTCTACTGGACTGTACACAGACAATGTTGTAAATAATTGGCTAAACCTAACTCTAGGTGGTCAGATACCATTTATCTTCCAACCTAACAAAGACAAGCCTACTGACTTTGCAATAGTAAAGATGGATAAGAACTCATTACAGATTACACAACAAGCACCTATGCTTTATCAATTTAAGGTTAAGTTAGTAGAACAATTTTAATTTCCCTCCGACTACCCTATCCGTGTAGTTCGGTATAGCAAAAAAGAGCCTTTACTTTAAGTAGTAAGGGCTTTTTTTTTATACTATTTGTATTCTAAAGTGGTAAAAAAATATTCAAATAAACAAAAAAACATTTGGAATTGTCAATTATTATAGCGAAGTTATCTATGTCAGACAATAAAACAAAACAGGAGAGCAAAATGAACATAAATGTAAGATGCACAAAATGTGGTAACAAACCAAACCTTATGCCTAGATGGACAGGTCAGGAGTATTTTTATATAGGTGATTGCATTACCTGTAAAGACCCACACGCAGAGTTCGTAGGCGATAATCCTGAAACATATGAAGGAGATGACTATGCTGACTTATCATAAGGAACAACTATATAAAAGATTAGACGAATTAGGATTTAGTGGTAATAAGATTACTGGCTTTTTTGTAGGTGATAGATTTGCTACAATTAGATTGAGTGGTGGATTTATAATAAAGCTAGAAATAGATAGCAATGAATATCAAATAATACAATCATAGGAGAGTGTATGGAATTTTTAGACGAATTATATAAATGGGAGTTAATAATTACAGCAATAATGAAGTTTTCAGTAACACTTGCAATTTGGATTTGGGTGTATGAAAATATGATAAATGGGGGGAGAAGATAATGATACCTAAAAATGATTTACCTAAAACAGATATTAAGGGAAAAGATTATGTGTTAGTCAAAGATAGGGTAATAGAATTACATAATCAATGTGATAAGTTTAATTTAACTACCGAAATAATTAGTGATGATGACAAGAGGGTGGTGATGAAAACAACATTAGAGTTTGATGGGTGTTTTTATACAGGGATTGCTAGTGAGTTGAAAAATCAGCATTGTGCTTATGAAAATTGTGAAACCTCATCTGTTGGGCGTTGTTTAGGCTTTTTTGGAATTGGAATCATTGAGAGTATTGCAAGTGCAGATGAGATGCGAAAGTTTCATAATAATAAATCTAATGATAAGCCTAAACCTGCATCAGAAAAGCAATTATATCTTATAAAGCTAAAATGTGAGCAAAATGGAATTAATCCATCTCAATATTTAGAAGAAGAACTAACAATGCAACAAGCACGAGAAATTATAGAACAATTAAAAGGAGAATAATGTTAGTTTATAAAATTATTAACTTGAAAAACGACAAGGTTTATTTTTCTGCAACTAGCAAGAAGATTAATATCGCTTGGTCAATACAAAAGTCCGCAGCAAGGATGAACAGAAAAAAAATGAAATTAAAGGATGCTTATACAAGTAAGAGTCCGCTACACGAGGCATTAATTAATTATGGAGAGTGGAATTTTGACTATGAGGTTATTGCTCGTAATTTATCTAAAAAACAAGCATATAAATTAAAAGAGCATCTGATAAAAGAGCATAAATCAGACAATCCTATATATGGATATAATTGCACAACTGGTGGGGAAAGCTATAAAATTAATAAGGAAACTATTAAAAAGCAGTCCGAATCCAATATGGGTAAAATTATGCCTGAATCTTTTGTTGATATGATGAAAAAAAGAAAAGGGAAATTACATCCTTGCTACGGATATAAACATTCAAAAGAAACGAAAGAAAATATGAGGTTGGCTCAATTAAATTCCGATTATGTTCATACACAAGAACATAAGAGAAAAATAGGTTTAGCTAGTAAAAAGGTTTGGTCTGATGAGAAGTTTAAACAAAAAATGTCAAAAAAGCGTAAAGAGATGGGGTTATGGAAGGGCAAAAACAATCCCATGTATGGAAAGAGCAGAAAAGGCAAAGACAATCCTATGTATGGTAGGATAGGAAAATTAAATCCACAATATGGAAAAGTTCTTCCAAAAGAGCACTTTGATAAATTGCAAAAAGGCAGAATTGAATATCTTTCAAAAAGAAAATCCAAATTATTAGAAGATATAAAAAATAGAACAGAAAAAAAATGTAATAAATGTAATAAGACAAAACCATTAAATGAATATTATAAAAATTCAAGGACATTAGATTTTTTGTGTTATGTTTGTAAAAAATGTGATAAAAAAAGAAGGGTTATGTCTAGAAAACAAAAAAGGAGAGTAGTATGAAAATAGATAAAATGACCAAAGGTAGTTGGGGTAAGATTAGAGCATATTTCAGCGTAGAGGTATCAGGTTTTACCATGAAGGGCTTTAAGCTAATAGAAGGAATGAATGGATTGTTTGCTGCACCTCCATCACAAAAAGATGAAGATGGTAAATACAACAATACAGTATTCATAGAAAAAGAAACACTAAACACATTAACAAAGATGGCTATAAAAGAATATGGTGCTGATAGCGGCACTATGCCTTTTTAATATGAATGTATTAAGCCTTTTTAATGGAATGAGTACAGGACATACCGCACTTGATAATGTTGGAATCAAGGTTGGTAAGTATTATTCATCTGAAATAAAACCTGCTGCAATAAAACTAACTCAACATCATTACCCTGATACTATTCAACTAGGAGATGTAACTAAGTGGAAAGAATGGGATATTGATTGGAAGTCAATAGATATGGTGTTGAGTGGTAGTCCGTGTCAAGATTTATCACAAGCAGGGAAGATAAGTCACAATCACCAAAAAGGATTGCAAGGCAATCGTAGTAGTCTATTTTGGGTTTTTGTGGACATTCTTAATCACATAAAGGAATTAAATCCTGATGTTTTGTTTCTTCAAGAAAATGTAGGTTCTGCACCTAAAAAAGATGTAGGAATTATGTCAAGAGCATTGGGTGTTTACCCTGCAAGAATCAACTCATCTTTGGTTACTGCTCAACTTAGAGATAGATATTATTGGACAAATATAAGAACAAAAGAAGATGGTTTATTTGGAGATATTATATCTGATATACCACCACCAAAAAACAAGAAAATAGTTTTAAGTGATATATTGGTTAGTGGTAGTGTGGACAGAGATAAACATACTTGTATAATGGAAGGATATATTAGAAAAAACATATTCAATATTACCCAAAAAGAATGGGAAGAATACATACAAAAAAGACCAAAAGGTATGGTTACGATAATAACTGACAGTAATGGGTTGAGATTAGTAAATAAGATTGAAATGTGCAGATTGCAAGGATTCCATGATAATTGGTGTGATATTTTAAGCTATAAAGAAGCAGGAAGTTTACTAGGAGATGGTTGGACATTACCAATAATAGAACACATATTTAAACACATAGGAGATAATAATGAAAATCTACGAAGTAGCGTTTAAAGACACAGAATCGTCAAGAACAAGAAAGAAAAGATACTTTTCAAATAGAACAGACCAAAATGGATTTATTACAAGCCATATAGGTTCTTTATTCTCTTTTGAAAAAAAAGATTATAATATTGGTAGAAACAAATCAGACATAATTAAATTTTTAAATAAGGAAGATGATAATGGCTAAAGAATCACAAAAAGACAAAGTTGTTAAGTGGCTAAAGTCAGGCAAAAGCCTAACACCACTTGAAGCATTACAAAATGGAATGGGTATGCGATTGGGTGCAATTATACATACATTGCGGCACGAAGAAGAAATGGATATTGTTAATCTAAACAAGTCAGGGAAAGATAGGTTTGCTGAGTATAAACTAAAGCAAAAAGTTGAAAAACAGGAACAATCAACTTTAGATTTAGGAAATACAAGTAGATTTAAATATCCTGATTAATTATATTAAGTAGGTAAAAGGAGAGTCAAAAAATGAGAAACAGAATACTACAAAAGACCTTTTGGACAAGTGAGTCAATACTTGAATTAGAGTTGTACGAGAGGTTGTTATTTCTAGGCATGACAAATCACGCAGACGATGAAGGCATTATAAAAACATCACCAAAAGCACTAAAAGCAAAAGTGTTTCCTGCGGACAATATTAGCATTAATCAGATTCAAAAAGGATTAGATAATATGCACAAATTAAGCCTAATAGAGTACAATGAAGATAGAACTCTTTGCAGGTTTGTAAATTGGACAGATTATCAAAAAATATCAAAACCGTACCCATCTAAATTTAACTTTGTCGAGGAGAGCAAAAGCGATTCCGTGAATGGTTTGGGAATGGTTCAGGAACGTTCCGCCCCTAATAATAATAGTAATAGTAATAATAATAAGAAAAATAAAAATAAAGATAACTTGGAATTTGATGTGTGGTATGCTTTATATTCTCGTAAGATTGGAAAACCAAAAGCGGAGAAGGCATTTAACCTTTGCTTACAGATATATGACTTAGAGGTAATAATGGATGGTACTCAGAAGTGGGTAGATTACTGGAATAACTCACATACAGAAAAAAGATATATACCACATCCAACTACATTCCTTAATCAGGAAAGGTTTGTAGATGAACCTGATGAGTTAGAGGTAGAAGTAGAATACAGGCTAGATAGTACAGGTTCATTCTATGTAGGATTCTGTGGTAAATGTAAGAAAAGTAATTTCTACAGGAAAGATGAATTGAAGCAAGATAGTAAATGCTGCAAGGCTAAGATACTACCAAGCAGAGATGTAAATTTAATACAAGATGTAAATGCAAAAGCATAAATTAAGGCGGCACTCTCACTCTCCTATGTCATTGTCTGACTCACAAAGACATACCTACACTTACTTGCCGAATGAGGGTGCTGCTTTATGCTAGAGGTAGTAGGATATTATCTATGTTTTACTATTTTTATAATACAGCCTATTGAAGAAATACATAATTGCAATAATCCAAATACGATAGGAAACTACCCACATATTTTTTGCGAGTGGAGTGATAAAGATTTTATAGAATATCCTGATGGAAAAAGAAGATTGCGACCAAAGAGAAAGTTAGATAATGTTGTAAAAGCCTATTACAGAAAGAGGTATTATGAACGAAGGTATATGGAAAAGAATTAAATATTGGAGAAGAAAGTACAAGGATAAGCCAAATGGCTATTTCGTGGCGATGATGATAGGCGAAGAATATGTAAGTGAGAAGTCAAAACAATCTCAGTCAAGGAGAGCAAAATGAACTATGAAAAAATGATAGTGTGGTGGTGTATATTAATATTTGGTATATTATCTTGGTATGCAATATATAGAGCAGTAAGGACACTATTCTTTTGATACAATTTATTGTAAACGGACTACCAAGACCACAGCAAAGGCATAGAAGTAGAGGTAGATGGACATACGACCCATCAGCAGAAGAAAAGAAAGAGTTTGCCTTTCAGATAAAAAAAGATGCCCCAGTAAAGCCAATGACAGATGAACTAGATGTTCATATAAGTTTTGTATACAAGCGACCTAAAAAACATTATAGAGTTAAAGCAGGTAAGCTACTAAGAAAGCAAGAAGTTCCATTCTATAAGAAATCAAGACCTGACCTAGATAACCTAATCAAATTCTACCTAGATGCAATGCAAGGAATAGTATATAAAGATGACTCACAGATAGTATCGCTAAATGCTCAAAAAGTGTATGGAAGTGAGAATATGGTACATATAAAAATATTCTATAATAAAAAATATTGTTAAAGTCAAGGAAAAAGTTTTATAATTAGACTATGGCTAGACCAAAAAAATATGATATTGATACAGAGCAGGTAGAATACTTAGCATCTATTGGTTGTACTAATATAGAGATAGCAGATATGTACGGATGTAGTTCTGATTTACTTGAAAAGAGTTATTCGGAATTTATTACAAAAGGAAAGGCAAGTCTAAAAAAGAGATTAAGGAAAGCACAACTAGATGCAGCTTTGTCAGGCAATTCTACTATGTTAATATGGTTAGGTAAACAGATGCTAGGTCAAGTAGATAAGACAGAGATAGATGCAAATGTAAGACCAATAGAAGATATTGACTTTAATGGTATCTAAAAACATACAATTATACAAAGAAGATTACCTGCCCCATCAATGGGACTTTCTAACAATACAGAAAAGAGAACCTAAGAAGAAACTAAATTTTTTATGTGCAGGAATGGGAAGCGGCAAGACCTATGTTTTCCATCACAAGTGCTTAATTAATCATGTCACGAAGAAAAATAACGAAGGTATAAGCAATGGATGGGTGATATACCCTACATTTTCTTTGGCTGAGGAGCTTTTCGTAGAACCAATGAAAGATATATTTGATAGGAATGGGATTAAATACACTTACAATGTTCAAAAGCATAGATTCCAAACAGCTTATGGTGTGATAAAGATATATCAACTACAGACTCCTCATAGATTGATTGGGGCTAATTTGAACTGGGTGGGTATAGATGAGTTTGACCTTGAGTCGTGGAAGAATTGCGATATAGCATATAAGAAAGCTATTGGTAGATTAAGAGGGTCAGAAGATACAGAATTGTTTATAGTTTCTACACCTGAAGGTTTTGGATATTTACATCATGTCGCAGTTGAGAACGCAAACGATAACACTTATCTTGTAAAAGGTAAAACAACGGACAACCCATTTTTACCAAAAGGGTATGTAGATTTATTAGAAACAAGTTATGACGATACATTGTTAAAGGCTTATCGAGATGGCGAATTTGTCAACATAGGTGCGTTAAGCACTTACTATAATTTCAATAGATTAGGAGAAAATTCCAATGTACAAAAATGCGAATATGACCGTTCACTACCCATTTGTTTGGCGGTCGACTGGAATGTTGACCCCTTTTGTGTGTGCCTCATACAGCAGAAAAGGAACGGACAAGTGCAAGTGTTCGATGAGGTCATCCTCAGTCATCAAGGAGAAGGAGATTTAATCTCTAGTAGAATGTGTGCAACAGTCAAAGATATGTATCCTAATAGTACATACATTGCATATCCTGATGCGAGTGGAGCACAAAGACATACATCATCACAATTTTCGGATATAGACATATTAAAACAACACGGATTTATAGTTAAAGTAAGAAAGTCTAATCCTCCTGTAGTAAATAGGGTAAACAGCGTAAATAGATTATTAGGCTCTACAAGGTTGGAGGGAAAACAACTTGTAATAGACCCCAAATGCAAAATGTTAATACAAGACCTCGAAAAGGTCTGTAATAAGCCAAATACTCGTGAGATTGACAAGAGCAATAAAATGCTCACTCATAGTAGCGATGCTTTGGGATATTTTTGCGAATGGGAGTATCCCATAATTAAACCAACATTAGGAGCAATAGAACGATGATACCCAATAACATAGGCGAGTTATTAGTCAGACAGAGTAAATATGATGCACAGCAGAACGAGAAGAATAGATGGCGTAAGGCTAGAATGGTAGCACGAAACTTCTATGATGGTCGTAATGAAGCATATACGAGGAAGTATTTCTCAGAAAGGCTACTTAACAAAGTTCCTATATCTAATGTAAATATTACTAAGCGTATTATAGATAGAATTAGCCTAGTGTATATGAAGCCGCCTGTTCGTGAGTATTCTAATGAGAATGTGCCTATGATGTTTGAAGAAAAAGACTTTAAGATGCAAAGAGCAGAGAGAATGACTAACCTGCTAGAGCATATACTTATAAAGCCCACATGGAGAGATGGCTTTATTGATTATGATATTATAATGGACTTTGAGCCTATATTTGGTGATGACCCATTAAGACCTATAGGATTCACATATCCATTGTCAATTAAATCATCTGTAATGGATGACACACCTGAACTGATGGCGTACTGGGATGCAGAGAATACATTCATCTTTGATGACAATGGTAAGATACAAGACGACCCTGATAATCCTGAACACATCAATCCTTATGGCGTATTACCATTTGTAGAGTGTTTTAAGGGTGGGCGACCTGAGTATAGCTATATGGACACAACTCCTGCAAATGACTTAATTGCAACTAATTTAGAAGTAAATGTATCAGAAACAAATTCAAACGCAAATACTATGTTCCAATCATTTGGTTATATGTATGTAAATGGAAGCCAAATTGAAAAAGATACCCTTGAGGTAGGACAAGATAAGATTTCTTTCTTGGGTATAGATGGAACAATGAACATTGTGTCGCCACCAAATACTGTTGAAGCCCTCGCTAGTTCAATCGAACATTCTTACAAGCTACTTGCACAGAACTATCATCTCAATATATCATTCGTAGAGGGTACTGCTGCACAATCAGGGGTGGCGATAAAACTTAGAAACCAAGAACTTACAGATGCTAGAATATCTGATGTAATTAGATGGAAAGGCATAGAGGATAAGTTATTTGAAATAGAATCTATTATACTAGCAGTAGAAACTGGAACAAATGCAGGAGAACTGCTTAAAGTAGATTATGAAGAAAATGTAGAAATACTATCAGACGAAGAACAACGAGCCAAGTGGGATTGGGAATTGTCACACGGAATCATCGATGTCGCTGATATACTAATGCAAAAAGACCCTGACAGGTTTCCTGATAGGGAATCTGCACAGGACTACCTATTCGAACGAAGCAGTCAAGACCTTGCTGAACCTGATGAAGAAGACTCTCCACAAGGCTCGTTACTTGAAGCATTAACAAGACCAGTACAATAATGGCTGAGTATCAAGGAAAAAAAGTAAGGTTGGATAAGCCAAGTAGAATACAGAAAGGCGAAGCAGGGTATGGTCGCAAGAAGTTTAAAGTGTATGTGAAAGATGGCGATAGAATTAAGAAAGTAATGTTTGGCGACCCCAACTTAACCATTAAAAGATTTTCAGATGAAAGACGAAGAAGTTTCAGAGCAAGGCATAAGTGCGATAGCAATAGACCTAAAGATAAAACTAAGGCTAGATATTGGTCTTGTAGATTTTGGGAATCACGCAAATCTGTAACGGAATTGTTGAATGGCTGACCAGAACAAAATAGATAAAGTAGCAATAACAATAGCAAACCAAGTAGAATCACTCCAGTCAGAAATGGTGCGTGATTTACTTAAACTATCCAAAGATAAGCGTTTCCAATCCATAGAGGACTTCTTATTCGCACTAGAACAGATTAATTTGGAGCAAGTTGTACGATTAAAGGCACAAAATATAATTAATGGATATACAGCCGCACATACACAAATACTTGCAGATATGACCTTATTTGCAGATATAACAGAAAGCACATTGCAATCCCTAACCAACTTTAGTACATCTAGCTTTGCAGATAGTCTAGGTAAGATGTCAGGCGTAATCAAATCTGAGATAGTTAAAGGTGTATTAGGTGAAGCAACTGATAGAGGTATATTACAAGCGATACAGCAACAAGCAGGACTATCTAACGCACAGATGCAGACACTTGTGACGACTGGTCTTAATGATTACTCTGCTAGTGTGGGTAAGGTTATGATAGATGAATCTCCTGCTAATACAAAGTTTAGATATGTAGGAGCACAAGACGATAGGACTAGGGATATATGTAGAGAATTGTGGGCAGCAGGTGAGATGACAGAAAGACAAATCAAGTCTAGGTTTGGTGCAGATGTGTTTATCAGTAGAGGTGGGTTTAATTGCAGACACCAATGGATGCCTGTACAAGCATCAACAAAGTCTAAGGATGTTAGAAAAGATGCTTGATAAAAACTTCTTTAGAAGCCTATCCAATAGAATTAGAAAAGATTATGTAGAGCATATCTTTGAGAAAGGTAAAGATGTCTTTGGTAAAAGATATAAGCCATATAGCAAAGAATATGGTGAAGCTAAAAGAGGTAATAAGATAAAAAGACAATCAGGTGCGTTTGCAAACAAGGTAACGCCTGTGCTTACTGGTGACTTTATGAATGATGCGAAACCTAGTCATACTAGGAACTCTGCATCGGTTAAGTTTGCATCACATGGTGGGAAGGTTAATCACTTAGCTAAGATGGGAAGGAAAGTTACAGACGACAGACAACCATTTCCTAAAGGCGTGATTAGTATGATTGAAAGAGAAGTAAAGAAGGAAGTTGATTCTAAGTTCCCTAAAAATAAAGTAGTTAGAATAAAACTTAAAAAATAAATATTTTTTATATTGACTTTTATACTTATTATATGTATGTAAATATTTAGTAATTTTGTTAAATAACTCACAAAAGAGGAAATAAAAATGTCAGAACAAAATACAGATACACCTATAGCTGATAACAACAGCGTAACAAATGACAGCACAAAAGCTGATACAAATGACAATAACATTCCAAAAGCTAGACTAGATGAAGTAGTTGCTCAGCGACACAAGGTTGCGGAAGAAAGAGATTCTTTAAGGGCTGAACTAGATAAGATAAAAGCCAATCAAGAATCACAAAGGAAGCAAGAACTTGAAAAGCAAGGTGAATATAAGACACTACTAGAAGAACAGGGCAAAGAATTAGAGAAATATAAAGCTGATTCAAATGCGTGGAATGATTACAAAACCAACAAAAGAGCATCATTAATGGAAAATATTACTAATGATGATGATAAACTAATTGCAGAAGATTTATCACTCGCCAAGTTGGAAAAGTTTGTGGGTAGGGTGACACAAACAAACGCAGTAGGCACTCCAAACCAAAGACCTGCAAACTCTACAAAGGGAACAGGACAATATGGTGGTTATAGTTCTTGGGCTGAATATGCTCAGAAAGACCCACAGGGTGCTGAAAAGGCAATGAAAAACTTAGACAATAATTATGGATTTAAAACTTTTTAAGGAGAGTTATAAACAATGAACAATTTATTAAACAATATACAAGGATGGGTGCATAGTGGCTATGCAGGTAATCATCTTATGGCTAATGAAACCGATTTAGGTGGAATGGCGGGTGAAGCGGCTCAGGTCGCAGGTGCGGCAGCTACATTGCAATTCAACAAAGCAGGTGTTTTTCCATCGTTAATTACACTTGGATTTGCACCACAGGGTTCAGCTAAAGTTGAATTTCCTGAGTGGGTAAAATTAGGTGTTGGCTCTGTAACAAATGCAGCAGTTGGTGCAGATGGTGACACAGTAGCTAATACAGAGTTCACATCAACAAGTCATACAATACCAGTAGAAAGAAACTCTATTGTGTTGTCTGTTAGTGATATGACAGTACATACATCATCAGGTGGTAACGCTATGGCTACATTTGGTGAGATTGCAGGAAATGCAGTTGCAGCAGAGTTTGACAATGAGTGTTGCAACCTATTAGACAACCTAGACAATTCAGTTGGTTCTGCTACTACATCATTGGCTTTTTCAACAATGATGCAGGGTGTAGCTTTATGTGAAGCTAACGATGCAATGCGACCATACGCAATGGTTGTGCATCCACAACAGTACTATGGAACATTTGGAATAACATCAGAAATTGGTGCTTTGGCTACTGAGCAATCAGTAGGAGCATTGAGTGGTGGAATGGTAGGCGACCAAATTAGAAGTGCAGGATTCGCTTCTGTACTTGGTGGCGTTTCAATCTACACATCACCACAGGTTGTTGATGGTGCAGATTCTAATGACAAAAAAGGTGGACTTTTTGCTAAGTCTGCTTTAGCAGCAGCAGTTAAAGATACTGGTGGCGGTAGTTTTATTAATGTAGAACTAGAAAGAAATGCCCCTGCATCTTCAACTTATGTCGTTGCAAATGGCTACTTTAGCGTTGCTGAATTAGTTGGTGAGCACGGATGCGTTATTCAAAGTGAAATAGCATAAGTAAAGTGATAATGATTATGGGGTGTGAAAGCACCCCATAGTTACAAGGAAACTATGACACATATTATAAACAAAAAGAAACAATCATTCTCCGAGAAAAAGAATATAGGTGGGCACAAACTTGGTGGAGTAGATTTAAATCCAAATGACGACTTATTACTTTCTGCTGAAGGTGAGAAAGGGCAAGAAGCATATTACAAGGGCAAGAAGATGGATTATATGGATTATTACTCTGAATTAGATGATAGAATACAAAAGAAGAAAAGAGGAAAGTCTATAACAAATTTAGGAGTATTTTCAGGAGTAAGTTTTGATGACAATGGTAATATAATTAAATAGAGGTAACAATGGCTAAAAAAGAAAAGAAAACAGAAAAACCAAAAGCTAAACCTAAGTCTATATCTAAAGATACTAAATATAAGATAACAAAGAAAAATGGTAAAATTATGTACAGAGTAGGTTTAAGTGAATCTGAAATTAAAAGAACAACAGAATATCACGGAAATACAATAGAAATTATGGAGGGTGAATAATGGGCAATAGTTTAAGTAATTACACAATTATAAGAGTCACACCTACATTAAGCACAGATGCTTATGCAGATGGAGATGTGTTGTTTACCGCTACAGAAATACCTAATGCTGTATTGGGTGACAGGGGTTGTTCCAAGTTGGTGAATTGCTTTGTTTTAGACCAAGCTAGACAAAGCTTTAGCTGTGATTTTGTTTTTACTGAAGAAAACACAGCTTTGGGGACAATAAATGCAACAGCGGATATATCAGATGCTAATATGGAAGCCATTGGATTGTGCGGAGCATTAAGACACGAAAGTACTGTAGCTGCGTTAGGTGGTATTGACGGAGTTAGAATCAACAAACCATCTTCTTTGTCAGGCGTTGGAGAATCTACTGACCCTATGCTAATCCAAGCAAAGGCAGGAAGTACGAGTGTGTTTGTTTCAGGTGTTATAACATCAGGGACTCCTACTTTCGCAGCAGATGACCTTGATATAATATTGCATATACAGTACAAGTAAATGCCTAGATTCGGCAAAAAGTCCAAAGAAAGATTAGCTACTTGCGATGCAAGACTACAAAAGGTATTTAATGAAGTTATCAAATTCGTGGATTGCTCAATACTCGAAGGGTACAGAGAAAAAGAAAGACAAAACCAATTATTTGACGAAGGCAAAACAAAAGTTATATACCCTAATGGTCGTCACAATAGTAATCCTAGTAGGGCTGTTGATGTTACACCTTATCCAGTAAATTGGAAAGACAGAGAAAGGCAGACATTGTTTGCAGGTTTTGTATTGGGTGTCGCTAATCAAATGGGAATTAAACTCAGATGGGGTGGTGACTGGGATATGGACTTCGAGGTTATGGATAACAGGTTTGATGACTTTCCTCACTTTGAGTTGGATAAAAGCGAGAAGTAGTGCTAGATGCACCTAATCCTCGTAAATTAGTATGTCCAAATTGTTATCATATAGGGCTCTCTAAACAGGGATTTAACGAAAAAGGTGTGCAACGATATGGTTGCAAAAGTTGTAGGCAGAAAACAATATTTCCAATACACGATGCAGATTTAGATGTAATAAGAGAAAATGTAAGGCTTTCAAAACAGAAGCAGAAAGCACAAGACAGAAACAGAATATTCAACAAGTCATTTAGGGAACACGCTAGGATAGAAAATGCGGTTGAAGAATATAGTAAAGAATTAGTAACGCTTTTTGAAAATAATCAGCTTAATAAGACCACTAATAGTTTTAAAGTAAATAGGGATGCAGTAGGCGTAATACAATTCTCAGATTTACACTTCAACGAACTCGTAAGTTTAGAGAATAATAGGTATGACTTTAGTGTTGCATCAGCTAGAACAAGATTCTTTGTAAATAGGGCTAAAAGGTACTTTAAAACAGCAAATGTGAGTAATGTGGTGATGGCTTTAACTGGTGACCTAATGAATAGTGATAGAAGATTGGATGAACTCTTAAATCAGGCAACAAACAGAGCACAAGCAACATTCTTAGGTGTAGATATATTGCAACAAGCTATATTAGACTTGAATAAAGATTTCAATGTGACAGTTGCATCTATAGTTGGGAATGAGGGCAGAGCAAACAAGGAAATGGGTTGGAGTGATATTATTGCTACAGACAATTACGATTATACAATATTCCAATGCCTTAGATTCTTATTTAGAGAAAGTGAGGTTGAGTTTGTGTTAGGTGACCCATCAGAACTTGTTGTGAATGTTGCAGGTCAGAATCTACTGTTAATGCACGGACACGGTTCATTTAGAGGTAAGCTAGATACCGCAGTTAATCAGATAGCAGGTAGATACTCACTAAAAGGAATAAAGATTGATTATGTTATCTTCGGGCACGTACATAGTGCGAGAGTTGGAGATAATTTTGGGCGTTCTAGTTCTATGGTTGGGGCGAATGATTATAGCGAAAAGGCTCTCAATCTCAACGGAAGGGCTAGTCAGAATTGCTACATATTTTATAGCAATGGGAATAGAGATGGGGTTAAAGTAGATTTGCAAAATGTAGATTGCGAAGGATATAATATCGATAAATCACTTGCAGCATATAATGCTAAATCGCATAAAAAAAGAAGTACAAAAAGAACAATATTTGAGGTAGTAATATAGATGGATATAATAGCGATACTAGAACAGTTTGGAGTACCAGTAGGAATGTGTATAGCGTTTGGGTATTTCATATTTAAACAAAATAAATGGATTCAAGACGATTTAAAGCGTGATTTAGATGATGCGAATGAAAGATTTGAAAAGATAGTGATTGGGTTAATCAATTCACAGAAACAGATGCAACTAGATATTAAAGACTCTAAAGCAAGTTATAGAGCAATAGTTGAGATACTGGCTTCTCTTAGTGGTAATGGACTCAAGGAGAAGTTTTTAAACAAAAGACAAGATAATTATTAAAAGGAGATAATATGTTAGATACATTATTAGGAACTTTAGGTAGTAATTCAGGATTATTAGTAGGTGGCGGCTCATCAGCCATTGTTTTATGGGTATTAAAGAAGATACCTAACGATAGTATTATTAGCGTTGTCGAAACAGCGTTTGAAAGTGTTGGTAGAGTGTGTACTCTAAATCTTAGCAAGTGGAAAGCAACGAAAAAGGTATGGAACTCTACCATCGAGCCATACTTCGTTGATTTAATTGATAATGTTTTCGGAAGTGCCGTTCGTGGACTTATCAAGGGATTAAAGAGTGATAACAGCTAAGATTATACAGAAAGTATTGCCTTTCATACTCAAAGAGATGTGGAGGGCAATTACTCCTGAATTAGCCCCATTGCGTAAGTATGTCAATGAGCCTAATGAATTAGATAGAGAAGTAAAAGCATTAAGAAAGAAAGTAGCAAGATTAGAGAAAAGGTTGGATGGCTAAAATACTACAATTAGATAACGAACTTACATCAGACAGGAAGCCTATTAAGGTGGGTGGTAAATCTACTGGACTATTAGTGTCAGATGCTAATGTATATGTGGAAAATCAGCCAACAGAGGACAATCATGTAGCAACCAAGAAGTATGTTGATGATAACGCAGGTGGTGGTAGCGTTGCACTTAATGATTTGACAGATGTTGCATATTCTAGTGGAGATTTAACAATATCTAGCTTAGATAAAGTTGTTGCAGATGATTTTGTAGTAGATAGCGGTGCAAGTATCACATTGGATTCTCATAATGGTAACTTTGTAGCAAGTAAAGCAGGGACAGAGTTTAGCGTTGCAAATAGTGCTTATGCAGGTATGATATTAGGTTATACAAGGATTCAAAACAATAATACTGGTAACAGTCATGCTTTAATTACAATGGATGCTACTCTAACTGTATTACAAACAGTATCAGGGACTGATGTGTCGGTGACTTTTACTGCACCACCATCAGGAAATGTGGAGATTCAAATGTTAGCATCCCTGTACGCATCATCTAAAACAATAGAACTTGCACTTTCTGATAGTTCTAGTTTTAGCGAGATAGATGAAACGCACACTTACGATGCAGGTGCTCAAAGTTCAGATGAAACAGATGTTAATATGACTTCTATTTCATTTGCATTAACTGGATTAACAGCAGGGCAATCATATACTTACTATATTGGAGGTGCTGAAACATCTTCAGGGACAGCATATTTTAGACATGGAAGATTTAGAACGACTGGTACGCACTATCCACCAATCATAGTTAAGGCAATCGCATTGCCCTCAACCATCACAACAGGAGAGTAATGAGTTTATCAGGAAAAACATTAGCAAATACTTATAAAGACATATTACAAATAGACAATTCTAATAATGGCGTTCAAGCGGCATCTAAGAAGATAAAAGATGGTCAAGGCACAGAATCGTCATTGTCAATAGGTCAAAGGGCTACAAATGTTCAGCCTACAGTAAATACAACATCTACATTTAAAGTAGAAGATGTAAGCGGTACGGATTTACTTGTAGTTGATTCAACGAATAGCAAGGTTTCTGCTCTTGGAAATTATATAAATACTCAATATGCTTATTTTGGTATAGGAAGGGCAAATGCTTTTGTTGATGATACACATCATGCTTTACCATTTGGGAATCAATATAGTTCATCTGATGCTTCGTACCCACCTGCATTTGGTACTGGAACAGACCCTGCAACCACATTTACTACTTCTGAAGGTAATGGAACTAGAGCAAGTGACATAGTATCTTGCCTATGGTATGTAACAGATGCAATATCAATAGATGCGGTTACAGGTATAGAGGGTGCAGATACAGCGACTGGAGATACTACTCGTATGCACTTATTTAGCTATGACTTTACAAGTGGGGCAACAGCTTGTTTAACTAATGGAACTCTATTAGCACACAACAGCGATGTCACTAACGCAGGAAGTGAACAGCCATATCTATCTAGTTTTACAGTAGATAGTGCATCAGTATCAGCAGGAAAAGTAATTTTAGCATTTTTCAAGTCAGATAGTATTAATTCTGACTACACATTAAACATTAAAGTAAAATATCATTTGACGTAAAGGAGTAAGAAATGGCTTACAGAAGTGCAGTACGAAATACAACAGCAAGTGTAGGAAGTAGAGGAAGGACAAGTTTCACGAATCCTGTTGACAAGAAAACAAAATCAGTTAAGTATAGTGAAACAGATAATACTCTACTTTTAGATGTTACAGAAACTGATAGTGAAACAGCTTCTACATCATCACAAATACAAGCTGTAAAGGTCAGAAATGATGGATATGTCCCTGCAAATGCTTTGTTTGCTTTTACTAAATACACAAGCGAATCAGACACTTCAGAAGCGGTTGAATATTTACAATTCTTGTTAAATCCTAGAGAGGAGATAACTTTACCTGCGACAAGAGCAATTATATCTACGCTAAATAGAGCATACGATGGTACTGCAAAAGATAGCCAAGCACCTGACTCGAATATGTATATAGCGGTTGATACCGTACCTGCTTCAGATGCACAATTACTTGCAGAAGCGTTAGATGGTACAGAAACAGGAGTAGATGTAGATGATGGTGACTTCTTTAGGGTTGGCGACTTGATTAGAGTAGAGAATGAAATTATGGAAGTAACTGGAATTTCGACTAACACTTTAACAGTAATAAGAGGTACTCATGGTTCAGCGGCAGCATCACACTCAGACGATACTGCTATTAGATACCCATTCTTCAATGCTTACCACAATTTTGACAAATACTCAGTATCGCAAACAGATGCTTTTGGTAGATTTAAAGCACATAACTTTTTTGGATATGGAAGGTCTGCATCAGGTGCGGCAGGTGTAACCGCAGGTAGTGTTGCGATACAATTCTACGAAGCAGGGTATCAAGGTATTGGTCTTGCAGATATTACATCAAATACAGAGTCAGGGCTTACAGCATCTACAGAATACGAGTTTGATATAACAGTAGATGGAGGAACAACATTTGATAATCTTTCATTTACGGTAGATTCATCAAACACAAAGTTTGGTGGCTCTAATGGAATTATTTCTAAAATACAAGCTGCACTAGACACTCAATATTACACAGCAGGAAACTTGTTTGAAAAGAAAGTTCATGTTGGGATTGAAGGTGGTGACTTAGTGTTTAGAAGCGGTTCGCATCTATCAACCTCAGCAATAGCACTAGGTGCAGGAAGTAGTGGAACAGCAGAGTTCTTTGGAACTGGTAGAATACCATCAGCACCTGCGGCAGCGACAGCAGTAGCGGCTAGATTATCAACAGAATCTACTTTTGACCCAGTAACAAATAGGTCTACATATAAAGAGATATTTATAAGAGATGATGGTAGAGGAAACTTAATTTGGAAAAATCAAGATTATGTAGGCACGATTAATTACGAAACTGGTGCGGTTGATTTTAGTATACCTGAAAAGCCAAACGCTGAATTTGTTGTAAGCCTTACATACTCAAGTCCGTTTAGTGGTAAGCAGAACTCATCGGATGCAGATAGAGCAAACTCATTAAAGCAAGTGCTTGGTAACACACCACAGCAGAAATGTGAAGCAGTTTTAACAATAGAAACATTTTAAGGAGATAAATATGCCTAAAGGAAAAGGAACTTATGGTAGTAAATTAGGGCGACCTAAAACTAAATTTAAAACAAGAATTAGAGCGACAAAACCTAGAAAAAGGAAATAATAAATGGCTACAGATTTTAAATATGCAAGTCAGTCTGATTTAAAAATGTATTATCCTAATTTTTCAGACTATGATACTAAAAGGCAGATATTTAATTGGGCTACTACAGACACATCAAACCAATATCAAGCGTTTGACACAGGTAATATTGACCAGTTATACTTTGATGGTATAGAAGGTACATCTGTTGGAGATTCTCCAAATGCTAATTATGAATACAACTATTCATCTAGTACAGATTCTGTGCAAGTATTTATATCTACTGCAAATCCAAACGACATGGTTATAGAAGCAGGGACAGACAACGCTACATACTTTGACCAAATGTTAGTAAATGCTTCGATGGAGTTAAACAATTTGCTAGATGGTAGATATGCTACCCCATTGCCTAAAGTTACCCAAATAGACCAAAATACAGCGTCAAATAGCCAATCTAAAGAGTATGATGCAATAATAATCAAAATGACTTGCTATATCTGTGTTGCTAATATATTAAGGCAGAGTGAAAGGTTTGAAGAAGCTGATTATTATTATGGTCTTGTAACCAATGCAGATAGAACTGGTATGGTTGATAGACTTAACGCAGGTGAGTTTAAGTTGTCTTATGAGGTAGATGCAAAAGATAGAGTCGGTAAAATTAACAATAAAAGCGTTTCAGGTAGTATGGATATAGTAGAAACAGCAGGTGAGTATGTAGGTGAGAAATATGACCTATTGAAGATAGAATGTACTGTTACAGGTGCGTATGGTGTAGGTAAAGTAAAAGTTCATTATTACGGAAGCGACAAGATATGGGGTAGTGAATCATCAGAAGAATTTGTAACTGGTGGGTTGCAACAATTATCAGGTCTAGGTGGACTGCTTGTAAGATTTCAGGGAGCAAGTATATCAGATGGTGATACTTGGGAAATAGAAGTAGCAAGTGCAGATAGAAAGATTACCAACGCATCCTCTAACGCAATAGAATTAACTAGACAAGGATATAGCTACTAATGGCTGTGACATTTGACGAAATATCGTACAAGTATATAGAAAAAGGATTAAAGACAATCATCAATGATGAGTTTAAGAATGTATATGTGTCGCCTGTATTTACTATGCGAGGAAATGAATGTATCAGAATTGCTGTGGAATCAAGTGATAATGAGCAGACTACTAACGCTTTTGAACGCAGAGTTTTTAATGTAATAGTAAGATATTATCAGAAAGCGGATTTGCGTAGTGAAAAAGTTTATGAGAATGTAAGAAGAAAAGCAGATAGATTGCGTAAGCATATTATAGACAACCAAACAGCTAACACTACATCTGCAAAATGGGTAGCGTTAGATATAGACACAATTAATTTCAATGTAACAGACGAAGAAAATGAAGAACTTGATAATCTAAACATAACGGAGTTTTTATTATCAATAACACATCACAATCCGTTATAAGGAGTAAGTAAAAATGGCTCAAGCAACTAATTATTTCCCAAGTCAGAATGTGAGCGTATGGCTTGAGAAAGAAACAAAAGTGGGCAGAAGTCAAGACGATACTGTAGATAATGCAGGATTGAAAAAGCTACAGGTAACATCATTCACGATACCTGAAGCATCTGTACCATTAGAATTTTCATCAGCAAGAAGTGGACAATTCGTTACCACAGCAACGCAAGGACATCACTCACAAGGGACTAAATTGTGGACATTTGATACTGTGTTAAGAGGTACACCAACATCGGTATTACTAGCAACAGAAGCGGTATTTGAAGATGCTTCTAGTGAAGCTGCATTGAACAATAATTACGCATTTCCGACAGTATCATACAAGCACGACTCAACCACATCTCCTGCTACATTTAATCTAAGATTTATAGATGCAGGTGCAGATGCGACTTTGCACAATGTAGTGCTTAGGGGCTGTGTTGGTACTGGCTTTACACTAACAGAAGATATTGGTAGTGAGGGCGGAGAATTAGTCTGCACAATTAGTTGGGCTACGGCTTATATGCCTGATAATGTATCAGCACAAGCAGATGATGATATTGGAAGTGCAGAATATGACACAGGAACACCAAAGAACATTAGAAGTTTAGCTTCAGGCTCAACTGGTATTAATGGTGGTGCATTGGAAGAACTTGTGATACAATCTTGGGAATTATCTGTACAAAGAACAATAGAAAGAATACACTACGCAGACACAACAAATGGAAGCTATGAACCTTTTGGGTATGCAATGACTGGTGGTTTTGATGTTACTGGCTCAATGACAGTAATTAGAAATGACGATGTACATGACCTAATAGATGGTGGCGAGTTTCACAATAGTACAGCAGTAGATATTAATATTGCAGAAGCATCTGATTTTGCAATAGCACTTGATAGGTGTCTATTAGGTGAAGCGACTATTGATAATGGTGGTGCAGTATTGACAAACACTATACCATTTACAGTAGTGGGAGCAGACGATATTTCATCAGCAACTAAAATGTTAGGGATTACAATAGCATAATGAAAGCAACTATTACAGGGGAAAATAAGAAGAAAATCGAATTTGGGGTTAATGCACTTAATCTTGATGACAGAGGTGTGTTCAATAATACATATCACAAAGCAGAGTTGTCTGACCCTATGGATTGGACATCATTTGCTAAGTGTTGTTTATTAGGCACAGACTTTGATGAAGAAAAGTTAAATGAATTGACTGACATAGAGATTATCTTAATTGCTAAAGAATGTTACTTAGTAATTAATAAAAAAAAAGTGAAGAAATAAAACTTCGTCTTAATGTACAGATTTCATTGAACGGATTGCAGGGTAAGTATAGTTTACCACACGAGTTTCCTTACGATGCTATAAATCCAATGACTGTACGACAACAAACATTTAATTCTATAGATGATGTGGATATGGTCTTAAATGAATGTTATGACAAATGTGTGGAGAAAGGGTTTAGTCGTTTGGGAGAAGCATTATATCAGCAATCATTGTTCATAGTAAACGATGTATTGCTTTTAGATGAGGATATGCAAAATCTGATTAAGAAATATCAATTCTGTAAGAAGTTTAATGCTCCTCCATACCCATCCCTACAAGACACACCTGCAAACATAGTAGAATCGTTTATGATTATAGATGACGAGATAACACAATTCAGCACAAAGGAAAAGAATGGCTAATAGAACTACATACGAAATACTCGCCAAAACAAAAGGCTTTAAAGATTCTGAAAAGCAGGTCAAAGGATTAAATGGTGCGTTAGGTGGATTAGCACAGAAAGCATTAGCTGTGGGCGGTGCATATTTTGGTGCTAGAGCATTACTAGATGGTGTGAACGCATCTATACAAGCATTTAGTCAGCAAGAGGTTGCAGAGAAAAAACTAGAACAAGCACTAGGTAGAACATCACAAGCGTTGTTAGACCAAGCGACTGCATTGCAAAATGTGACAACTTTTGGTGACGATGCTATAATTGCACAACAAGGATTTTTAGCATCTATTGGTATGACTGAAGAACAAATAAAAGACATATTACCAGTAGCAGCAGATTTAGCGGCAGCAACTGGAATGACACTTGAATCAGCAGTTAGGAATACAGCTAAAACATTTAGTGGTCTTGCAGGTGAACTTGGAGAACTAGTACCTCAGTTGCGTGATTTATCTCCTGAAGCAATGAAGGCAGGAGAAGCAGTTACTGTTATGGCTGATTTATTTAAAGGTCAAGCTATTGTTCAATCCCAATCATTAGAAGGAATGACGATAAGAGTGCAAAATGCTATGGGCGATATGGCTCAAGAAATAGGTAGATTTTTAGCACCTGCTGTAAGAGGTTTAGCTGATGAATTTTTAAGAATGTCAGGGAACTCAACAGAGGTTGAAGATATTTTGCATGATTTGGTAAGTGTGCAACAACAGATAAGGATAGCAGAGTTAGAACTTGAAGCAGGTATGAGAGGTTCTAATCAAGCAAGAATAGATAGTCTTAAATCAAGAGAAAATGAACTGCAGATACTTGCTAGAAAAGCAGGATTAAATGCAGAAGAAATTGATGGATTTACTGATACTCTTGATATGTTAAGTATGGATGAAGAAGCGAGGATTAGACTTAACGCACTTATGGAACAAGGTGTTATTCAAAAATTAGACCTTGCAAATGCGACAAGCATTGAAAATATGTTGTATACAGAGCAGGGAACTATAATATCAGATTTAACAGAAGAACAATTAAAAGCATTTAAGAAAAGACAAAGATTGGCTAAAATATCTGAAAAAGTGGTTGTAATGTCAAATAGTAATATTTTGGGTAGTTTTGCAACACTTAATGAAGCTGTTGCAGGAAATGCACAAGTGACTAAGGGCTTGACTATGGCTCAAGCGTTAGCAGACACATACGCAGGTGCAAATAGTGCATTAAGAGAAGGTACTGGTATTACAAAATTTATACAAGCCGCAGCAATTATAGCACAAGGACTTGCTAATGTTAAAAGAATAGATAGTGCATATAAAAAACAAGGTGCACAATATGGTTTTGAAGGTATGGTAGATGAGCCTACTCAGTTCACAGTCGGTGAGGGCGGAGCAGCAGAGTATGTATCTGTACAACCAATGGAAGGTGTAAACAATGCAGGTGGTGGCGGAATAAATATAAACATCTCAGGCAATGTAATGTCAGAACAATTCGTAGAAGAAGAACTAGCAGAAAGAATAAGTGAAGCTGTCCGCAAGGGCGTAGACTTTGGTATGTCTTAATGATTAACTTACCTGAT